TGAACAAGAATTGGATATAGAAAATGAACAAGAATTGGATATAGAAAATGAACAAGAATTGGATATAGAAAATGAACAAGAATTGGATACAATGGAACCCGAATCTATTACAAAACCTAAGAAATGGGGACGTAAAGAAGATGTTGTAAAGGAACCCAAGAAACGTGGGAGAAAACCCAAAGTAAAAGAGGAAACCAAACAAAAATTGGATACAGAAGACGAACAAGAATTGGATACAGAAGACGAACAAGAATTGGATACAGAAGACGAACAAGAATTGGATACAGAAGACGAACAAAAATTGGATATTGTAGAAAACCCTGAACCTGTCAAGGAACCTAAGAAACGTGGGAGAAAACCCAAAGTAAAAAAGGAAACCAAACAAAAATTGGATACAGAAGACGAACAAGAATTGGATATTGTAGAAAACCCTGAACCTGTCAAGAAACCCAAGAAACGTGGGAGAAAACCCAAGGCAAAAAAAGAAACTACAGACGAACCAATGATTTCTTTACCAAAGAAACAGTATTTCAAAAATAGGTTGAATGGCAAGATGTCCAAAATAGTTTTTCCAAAAAGGGTTCTTATGAAGGTCAAGGAACTCTATGCCACAGGGAAACTTAATAAGGGGCAGGATGATGACACTGCCATATTGAAGGCTCTTGTCTCTAAAAGTGCTACAATGTCTTCCTATGAAGTTTATGAGTGGATCAAAACAACTAAAATTCCCTTCTCCAAGGACCTTAAGGGTTGTGTAAGGGAAGCCAATAAACTTCGGTGTGTTTGGAATGTTCTTGCTCTCTATGATGAAGATCATGGAACAGATACCAAAATTAAAAAAGCTCTTGCTTTATTGTTTAGTGGTAAAGTGATTTCCAATAAGAATAATTTGTTGGTCGATAAATCCATTATCACCCTGATTAAACGTGCTCTGAGAGCTATTTACATGATTCACTTTTTAGGAGTCTGATAATGTCCAAAAACTCAATCCAAACAATGTGCGACGTTTTGTCTGAAAAGGTTGGATATCAAGGTAATTTTGCTTATTCAGATGGCGAAATATTGTGGGCGTGTAATGGTAGTCTTTATGTTCAAATTAAGATGCAGATTCCTAAAGGATGTTATCACCTCCCTATTTTGTCCCATGCAATAACTACAATAGGTGATGAATGGAAACAAAAAGAGGATGATTCCAATTTAATTCTGTCGAGTAAAAAGCTAAGATTCAAAATAGCTAAAATCGAGAATGAATTCTTGGATAAAACAGAAATCCTTGAGGAAGAGAAAGATTATTCTGATTTCAATGTTGAAGATTTGAAATTCATTAGTGCACATGCTGCTCGATCAAATCTGTCATCTTTTGGACAAGTGTTTTTCGATTCCAAAAATATGTTTGCTACAGACAATATACGTCTTGGCATTGTCCAACATAATTTGAATGTAGACAAAACCTTTTCCATTTATATTAACACGATTAACAGGATTCTAAAGTTCAATCCAACAAAAGTTTGCATCAAGGACAATACTTTGTACGCAAAAAATGAGTTTGAACAAATGTATCTGTGTTGTACCCTAAATATACCTGGGAATATTGTTCCTTATGAACAGTTTTTGGATGTACAGACAGAATTTTCAATCAAGTTTCCTGATTTATCTCCAGTTATAACTGATGTTAAAATCATGTCTATTGAAAACACTGATGAAAATTTTATTGATATTTTCTGTTCTAAAAATGGTTTGAAGTTGATTGGGAACTTCTCCTATGGAAGAGTTGAACGATCAATTCCGATAGAGATGGAAACTGATAGAAATAAATCTTTTAAAGTTTTTCTCAAATATTTGGACATACTTAGCAATAAAACCCTTTTGTTTAAAGAGAAACCATTTATTCAAATAAATGATGGTGAAAGAATCTCAATTATTTCAATTAAAAATGAGGAATAAATGGGAGCGGAATTCTACTGAAAAGAGTCAAGCTGTCATCAAAGCAGAGCTTTGAATATTGAATCCTTTTCTCGTGATATAAAATCATGTTCAGGAGGACACTTTGAATGATATATTCAAGGAGACATCTTCCCTGATGAAGTATGGAATAGCATCAGCTATAGCTACTCAATGGGATGGGTTGGTTAAGCAAAACTAAAAGGAGATAAAATGAGTTTGTTTTCTCTGAATCAAATGGAAGAAAATTGTTTGAAATGTGGATTATATAAAAATTGCAAGTCATCCAAAATGAATCCATTTGGTTTGGGGAAAACCAAAACTCTTCTTCTGGGAGAAGCTCCCGGTAAAACAGAGGATGAACAAGGAAGACAATTTGTTGGGAAATCTGGTCAAGTTCTTCAAGAACAAATTGCTGCAAACAAATTGGACTTCAATTCAGATTTCTGGAGATTTAACGCTGTTAATTGCTGGCCAAATGTTTCGCAAAAAAGATCAAGAACACCAACCGCAAAAGAAGTTAAATTTTGTCATCCTCTTGTTGAAGAAACTATTCAAAAACTGTCCCCAAAATTCATTATTCCTATTGGAAGCACAGCACTAGATACACTGTTTTTTACTGACTTTGAGAAAATAGCAATATCTATTGTTCATGGTAAGATCATTCCAGATCAAAAATATAATTGTTGGATAATGCCGGTATTTCATCCAAGTTATGTTATGTGCGATGAATTTAATTATAATTTGAAATCTGTATATTCAAGAGATATGCAAAGAGCCTGTTCTTGGATAAAGAAAAAGAAGGAAGTTCCAAGGTATGATTTGAAGTTTGACCTTATTACAGATTTTCCAAGTATTATCCAATTACTTAAACAAATAGCCAGAGAGAAACAAACTGTTTATTTCGATTATGAAACTACTGGATTAAAACCTTTTAGACCTGGGCACAAAATAGTTTGCGTATCCATGTCTGTAAATGGGAAAACCTTTGCTTTTCCTTTTCAATATCAATCTGTTTTCAGCTTTGAGGAACAGGAACAAATTAGAAAACTTCTGGCAAGAATCTTTACTGTATGTCCCCTTGAAGCACACAATATCCAATTTGAAGACAGTTGGACAAAGCACATCATTGGTGTCGAACCAAAACGGTGGCGATTTGATACCATGATTGCGGCACACATTTTGGACAATCGAAGTGGTGTTGCTGGTCTGAAGATGCAGATCTATCTTAACTTTGGGATTAGACCCTATGATAGAAATGTGAATTCATTTCTTCAAAGTAATGATCCTAGTGGATTCAATAGTGTGGAAAAGTTTCCATTGATGGAATTGCTTGAATATTGTGCAAAGGATTCTGGGTATGGAAGTATAATTTCCTCTATCCAAAAAAAGGAATTAAAAGAAAATGATTTAGTTTTCCCATACAAACTATTCCATGATGGAACATTGGTTTTGTCCGAAATGTATGAAAACGGAATTTGTATTGATGAAAAGCACTTTGATGAACAAGATAAAATGATTTCTGAGCAGATTCTTCAAATTGAGAAAGAACTTCTCTTATCCAAAGAAAATATGAAATACAAAAAATTATTTGGAAAAGATATAAACTTGGACTCAGGAAAGGAAATAGGGGAGTTATTATTCAAAGTATTGAAACTAAAACCAACCTATACAAACAAAGGAAATCTGTCTGTAGATAAAAACACCTTATCTGATATAAACATTCCTTTTGTTACGAAACTTCTTGAACGAAGAAAACTCGAAAAAGTACGTGGGACATATCTTGCACAATTTAAAAGAGAAATATACAACAATTCTGTTCATCCAATATTTTCAATTGGAAGTGTTTCCACATATCGATCTTCATCTTCAAATCCCAATCTGCAAAATATTCCGGTTAGGGATGACCTGATTAAGCCAATTATTAGAAAAGGCATCAAACCTTCACCTGGAAATGTTTTGTTCCTATTTGACTTCTCAGGTGCTGAAGTAAGAACATCTGCTTGTTATAACCAAGACGCAATTATGATAAACTATATCAATGACCCAACGACAGACATGCACCGTGATGCAGCGTCAAATATTTGGGCACTTCCAAAAGAAGAAATCACAAAGGAAATCCGTTTCTATGCAAAGAATATGTGGGTATTTGCACAATTTTACGGATCATATTGGGCGGCATGTGGAGAAAATCTTTGGAAAACCTGTATTGAGACATTGAATCTAAGAACAAAATCAGAGATACCTTTGATAGAACATCTCAAGACACGAAATATTCTGTCCAAAAATGATTTCCTTGAACATTGTAAATTAGTTGAGGATAAGTTTTGGAATGAACAGTTTAAAGGATATTCACAATGGAAGAAAGATATAAATTCAGAATATCAAAGAAATGGATTTATCAGAACATTTTTTGGATTTAAACTTCAAGGATACATGGATCGAAAACAAGTCTGTAATTATCCAATACAAGGACACTCATTTCATATTTTATTATGGATTGCAATTCAGTTAAGCAAGTTCATCAAAACAAATAACCTTCGTGCCAAAATGGTCTTGGAAATTCACGATGAAATTGTATTTGATATTCCTGAACAAGAGGTGAAAACCATTGCTGATGAAGTGAATAGACTCATACACGAGGAACTGCCTAAATTTGAATGGGCTTTAGTCCCATTTGAAGTGGAATTTAGTATCACTCCCGTAAATGGTTCTTGGCATGATAAAAAGGACTGGAAGCCATGAAAAATATACAAGTTGAGTATGGTGTGACGATTAATTTGGGAAATTTTGAAAGTATTCGTCTTTCTGTGCGCTTGGAAGATGCAACAACAGAAGAAAATGAAATGAAAGCAATAAATAAACTTTATCAAAAGGTCAAAAAGATTGTGATACATAAAGCAAAGAAGGAAATTCTTGAAAAGGAGAAAGAAAATGCCACTCCATATTGATCTTCGCCCAAAAACATTGAAAGAATTTATTGGAAACCGTGTTCTCAAAGAATCTTTATTGGATGCTCTATCCAAAAATGTTCAGGTTTATTTGTTTACAGGGAAATCAGGATGTGGGAAAACGACTCTCGGGAGAATCGTAGCAAATCATTTGGGCATTCATCCACTTTGCATCCAAGTAATAAATGCGGCTGATGCAAGAGGAATCGATGCAATTAGGGAAATTATCGTTGATTCCAAAATCACTCCCTTGTATGGGACCAAAAAGATTTATATTCTTGAAGAGTCTCATCAGATTTCAACAGCAGCACAAGAAAGCCTTCTTCAATTTTTGGAAGAACCGTCAAAGAATGTTTATATAGTTCTCACTACAACTAACCCTGAAAAATTAAAGGACACACTGAAAAGAAGATGTTTTATTGGAGAAGTGAAACCTTTGGCACAGTCTGAATTTGGTAAGCTTATCCAACAAACCAAGATAAAGGTTTCACGAAAAATCTTTGAAAAACTCTTTGCTGAAACAGAAGGTTCTCCTGGGAAAGCTTTGAAAGTATTAGATACAATTGAAAGTCTAAATGAAGAAGATGCTTTGTCTTTGATTTCATCAAGTGGTGCAGATAATCCCGATATTATTTCTTTATGCAGATTGTTGGTCAATCAGAAGCTTGATAATAATACTAAATGGGAGAAGTGTAGGAAGCTGCTTCATGGACTCGCGATTCAACCTGAAGCAGCAAGGCAGGTAATTATGAGTTACTTGAATAAGTGCATTCTAAACTCAAATCAAGTACATTTGGTTCCAATTCTTTTCAATTTCACGGAGAATTATTTCGATGCCGGAATGTCAGGGTTACTTCTTTCAGTTTACGCTTCAATTTTCACCGACAATTAAGAGTTTGATGCTATAATAAGATTAAACAAATTCAAATTGAAAGGAGGGAATAAATGGATTTCAAAGTTGATTTTTATGATTTGGGAAAATGCTGGGTTGAGCAAGTGGATATGGTTTTTGAATACGGGGAAAAACTCGTTGAATTAGAACTCCAGAAAAACACAAAGAAAGACAAGTTGGAAGAACTAAAAGCTGAAATTGATTTGGACATCCGATCAAATTCAGATAAAAAGCCCACTGAAGCAGCAATTCTTTCAATGATTATAACCAATCCAAATTATCAGGAACAATTGTCAAGTTTATATGAACTTGACAAAGAATACAGGAAAGTTAAAAATATTTGTAACGTTTTGGAAACAAGAAGAAAGGCATTGGACGGACTCACTCAGCTTTATGCAGCAGGATATTTTTCGAGCAAGAATATTGAGATACCGGAAGAAATTAAAACAAAAACACAGGAGGAACAACATGCTCAACTAAAGGATGGAAATACGAAAAGGAGGCTCAAACGTGCAATGGTTTGATATAATATTTTTATTTTTTGCATGGCCTGGAATGATTCTTACCATATATGTTTTAACACGTGTAATTTCACTGGCAATATTCAAAAGCAAAAAAACAATGGAGAAAAATAAACGATGAAAAATCTAAGGGAGAAATTTAAGCGACAACGGGACAACTTAATGAGTCGACATAATGAACAAGTCGAATCAGCAGGTGGAAACTACCCAACAATCTTCGATAAAAATAAGATTCCTGAAGGACGCAAGTTTTGGAAACCGACCAAGGGGGATCATATTATTGACATCATTCCTTTCTTTGCTGGGCCCAATCATCCAAGAGTTTCTGAAGGTGAAGTTTCTTATGTTTTGGATTTGTACGTGCATAATGGAATTGGTCCAAAAAGGGAACCCTTTGTGTGCAAAGCAAAGAATTTCCAACAAACCGATCCAATTTGTGATTGGATCGCAAGGAACAGACTGTCTACCGAAGAATGGAAAAAGTTTTCGCCCAAACGTAGGACAGTGTATCTTGTGTGGGTGCATGACGATGAAAAAGAGGAAGCAAAAGGACTCCAGATTTGGGAAGTTGCGCACTTTTTCTTCGAGTCTCACGTAGATGAAATCGCCAAGTCCCCAAGGGGCGGTGGTGCCGTTGTTTTTTCCGATGTTGATACGGGAAAATCAATTGCCTTTTCAATCAAAGTCTCAGGAAAATATACAGATGGAAATGGTAAGGAACGAGATTCTTTGATCTATGTAGGGCATAGGTTTGTTGATCGAGAAGAGGCCATTCCTGATGAAATATTAGAACAGTCCTTCCCGTTGGACTCCATTGTTAAGATGAACCCATCGGATGAAGAAATGGAAACGGCCCTGAACTTTATGATTGACGGGCCCATCACTAAAAAGAAATCCTCTTTTGCGAAACCACTGAAGGAAGAAATCAAGGAAGAGGATATTGATGTCTTTGATGAGGAAGAGGAAGAGGAAGAAGATTTTAAAAAAAATGAGGACGAAGAAGAACCTAAAGAGATAAATGAGTCTGAAAAATCAGAATGTCCTCATTCAAAATTTGGTGAAGGATTTGATAATTTTGATGATTGCACTTTCTGTGATTTATATGATGAATGCGCGGATGAATTTGAAAAGGCCAAAATAAAGAAATCGCTGAAAAGGAAGAAATAAGATGAAAAAAGGGCATGAGAAATCCATGCCCAATCAAATTGAAAACCTGTCGGAATCAGTGTCCAAAATCCTGATTCCTACAGGTTGTACTTTGCTCAATCTTGCCTGTTCCGATAACCATCTTGGAGGATATGGTTCAGGCAAGATTGTCAATTTGATTGGAGACTCGAGCAGCGGGAAAACATTATTGGCACTCAGCATGATGGCAGAAATTTGCAAAAGAAAGGAATTGGATAATTACGAATTATTTTATGATGATGTTGAAGCTGCTCTTGAAATGGACCTTGCAAAAATGTTCGGTTCAAAAACAGAAAAACGTTTGATTGTAAAATCCTCAGACACAATTGAAGATGTCTATGGTTTTCTTGTTAGAACAATCCAACAAAAGAAACCTTTCATTTATATTTTGGATAGTCTTGATGCACTTTCATCCCAAGATGAACACAAAAGATCAGAAGAATATGCCAGGGACAAGGAAATTGGTGGTGGTTTCAAAACAGAAAAGGCCAGAATGATTTCTGAAATGCTTCGTGTTGTTGTACGAGACATAAAATATTCTGATTCCCTTGTACTAATCATCTCCCAAACACGAGACAATCTTGGATATGGTGCCATATTCACTCCAAGGATTCGTAGTGGTGGAAAAGCCTTAAAGTTTTATTGTACACACGAAATATGGCTTGCAGTAGGTAAAAAGATAAAATCAAAGGACAGAGAAATTGGTGCAATTGTTCAAGCAAAAATTACAAAGAATAAACTAACAGGAAAATACAGGAAGGTTGAATTTCCTATTTATACGGAATATGGCGTCGATTCCCTTTCTGCCAATATTAAATTCCTTGTCGAAAACGGATATTGGACAAAGATAAGTAATAAAATTGAAGCACTTGATTTTGCTTTTACTGGAACTGAATCAACCTTGATCAATCATATTGAATCAAAAAATCTTGAGAGGGAATTAGATGAAATCGTTTACAAAGTATGGGGGGAAATCGAGGAGTCTATCAAGATCAAACGAAAACCTAAATACAATTAAATACATAATATTAGACATGAACAATTTATGCCATATTGCACATTATTCAATGGGACATTTGGAAAATGATGATGATAAAAGGACCGGGGTTATTTTTGGTGTTTTCAAACAATTATTAAGCCTTTTTAAAAAGTTCAAATCCAATAATTTTATTTTGTGCTGGGATTCCAGATTAAGCTATAGAAAACAGATTTTTCCAGAATACAAAGCACAACGAAAGAAAAATATTACGCCGGAACAAGAAAAAGAAAGGAAATATCTTTATGATCAAATATCTCAGCTTCGATCAGAAATCATGCCCGAAGTTGGGTTTAAAAATAATTTTATTAAAACTGGCTATGAAGCTGATGATCTTATCGCAAAGTTTATTATTGATTATAGGAATGAACCTGATTCCAATTTTTTGATTATTAGTACAGATCAGGATTTATTCCAAATTCTTTCAAAAAATGTGCGAATTTACAACGTAATAAAAAAGGAAATGATTACAGAAGAATGGTTTATGGAAAAGTGGGAAGGGCTTTTGCCGATTAATTTTCGATCCATTAAAAGTATTGCTGGGTGTAGTTCAGACAATATTCCACCAATTGAAAAAGGTATTGGAGAAAAAACTGCTTTGAAATATGTTCTTGGAAAATGTGATGAGTTTTTAATCAAAAAGATTAAAAACTGTAGTGAAGTAAGAGAGAGAAACTTCAAACTTGTTTCTCTCCCATTCAACAATAAGAAAAATCCTTTACCTATTTTGGACTTAGCTGAAAATAATTTCAGGATTAAAATGTTTCAAAAATGGTTTAATCTGCTTGGATTTGATTATTTCATAAAAAATTTTAATGAATGGGAGAAATTTATTGGACATGGTATCAGTTGTTCAGGATAGTGTTTTTGGGTATGCTGATAAGTTAATTCTTGGAAGCATCTTTTTTGATTATGTTTTGCATATTTGTCAACAAGGAGCACATCCAGGATTTATACATAATGCTATGCTCATAAGTACGTATGAAGAGTATGAACCCATAGGGGAGGTCTTTTTCAATGAAAACTTCCTCTGCTAAAGCAAAAGGTCGAAGAGGCCAAGATTGGGTTGCTGAAAAAATAGGGAAATTATTAAATCTTAAAGTTGGACACGATGAAATGGTTTCCCCAAGAGAGATGGGACAAAACGGAACAGATATAAGGCTTGTAGGTGAAGCCTTAACAAGATTTCCCTATTCTGTAGAAGTTAAAAATCAAGAAAAATGGAATTTGGTTCAATGGATAAAACAAGCAAAGAAAAATGTTGTTAAAGACACAAATTGGCTGCTTTTTTTTAAAAAGAATAGACATGAAATGATTGTGGCCATGGATGCAGAACATTTTTTTACTATCATGTCGAGGTTGTATAATGTTGAACAAAATAAAGATAGAAAACTTCCAAAGCCATGAGAATACAGAAATTGATTTAAGTTCAGGGGTAAATATCATTCACGGCTTATCACAAGCCGGTAAGACAGCCATATTTAGAGCCTTAAATTGGGTATTCTTCAACAGACCTTCTGGGTTTCACTTCCATTCCTCTTTTGCCACGAAGCCTTATACCAAAGTTAGTCTACTTTTTGATAATGCAAGAATATCTTTTCAGAAAACAGAGAAAACAGCTACATATTTTCTTGAAACAAAAGATGGATATAAAGAATTTTCTGTTGTAGGCACATCAGTTCCCGAAGAGATTCAAAGAGTTTTAAATATTTCTGAAATTAATATTGCAAATCAATTGGACAATCCTTTCTTTATTTTAAATTCACCTGGAGAGATTGGACGAATTTTCAATTCAATAACAAATTCAGAAAAAGCTGATGAATTTGTGAGCACATTAACGTCTTTTATTAATAGAAGAAAAACTTACATTTCAACACTTGAAACGCAAGCAAATGAACTGCAACAACAAGTTGATGCTATTGCTAAGATTGAAAAGTTTGATAAAGATTTCAAGAGATATTCTTTTTTGCAGGAAAAAGAATATTCATTAAATAATGATATCCAAAAAATAAAAGAAAAAATGAAACTTTTGGATAAAAAACAGAAATTTATTCTACGAATTGATGTGCAATTATTGGACACAATGGTTCAAAGTCTTTCAAGAATTGAGTCACAAGTCACTTCGAATCTGAATAAAATAAATCATTTGAAAAGTCTATTTGATCGTTTGCAAAAAGCGCAACAAAACACAACCATGTTCCAGAATAAATTAAACAAAATGGGACATGTAGTAAAATTATATGAAGATCAAATTGAGATGTTATCCAAAATAAATATGGAATTGAAACAAAAAACAGAACTAATACGTGATTTGAATTTGATCATCGATCTAACCAACTCTATTGATGATAAGCATATTAGTTTGAAAAAATTAAAACATGAATATCAAAAAGAATTATCAACAACTGGAATCTGTCCTTTTTGTTTTTCAAAAATAAATCAAAAAACTTTGCAGGAGAATCTATGAAACTTGTTCTTGTAAGTGATTTTCACTTATTATCTAAACGTCCAATTGGAAGAGTGGACCAAATTTTATCGACACAATGGGATAAACTTCGTTTTATTCTTGAAACTGCACAAAATTTAAGTAAGATTGTGATACAGGCAGGGGACTTGTTTGATAAACCAAGAGATTGGTCCGTGTTGGATAAATTCATTTCAATTAAAAATGAATATCCTGATGTTAAATTTTATTCTATTTATGGACAACACGATCTTTATTTTCGAGAATTTAATGCAGTTTGTAACATGTCTATTTTGGAAAAACTTAATATTATCAAAATTCTTTCAAGGAAAAGGAAATTATTATATAGATTTCAGATAGTTGGATGTTCATTTGGTGAAACAAAAATACCTTACTTTGACGAAAGACTTGAAACTTTATTTGTAGTTCATGCTCCGATAACAAATTCTAATATAAATATAGAACATAGTTCAGCAGAATTATTCCTAAAAAAACATCCAAAATTTAAATATATCTTATGTGGAGACATACACATTCCCTTTTTGTTACAAAATAAGAAACAAATAATTATGAACACTGGTTGCATTGTTCGACACACAAGAGATGAAATCAATAAAACTTACAAACCATTTTTTTACATATTGGATACAGATAAAGGAAATGTGTCCATAAAAAATATTCCTTGTTTAGACTATGCAGATGCTTTCCTTTCAAGGAAAGAAGAATCTTCTATTACACTCAATCAATTTTTGGATGATCTCATTGAAAAACAAACACAATCAACAAATGTGCTGTCCAATATAATGCAATTTTTGGCTACTGATAAAACAACATCGATTGAAGCCAAGGCAGTAATTCATAAATTATTGAACGATCAATCTATAGAGGTGACAGAATGAGTGAAAAGCTCAATAAAATTAAACAGCAAATTGATGATCTAAAAACAAAGATTGCTATCGAAATCAATGAGAGCAACCGTTTGATTTCAGAATTAAAAGAAATTGTCCAATTTGATAAACTCATTGAAATACCAGCAATATTAAGTTCTTTAGAAAAAGAAAGAGAAAAACTCTTGAAAAAGAAAAGTGAAATTGAATCCAAATTGGAGGAACTACTAAATGGATATTCTTCAAGAGTATGAGAAAATAAAGATCAAAAAATCAATTTTAATGAACAATCTCCAATCAAAAAGTGCTATAATTGAAGCAGAAACAAAGAGAATTGATGTGCTCAATGAAGCTCGTTTGATCATTTCTGAAATTTCAAAGCAAACGCAAATATTACTTAAAAACAGGATTGAAGAGCTTGTCACCAACTGTTTACAAGCTGTGTTTCATAACAGAGATTTTCAGTTTAAACTAAATTTTCAAATCAAACGAAATAAAATGGAGTGTGTTCCAACAATTATTGAAAATGATCGGGAACTTTCTCCTGCAAATGAAATGGGAGGCGGCGTCTTAGACATCATTGCTTTTGCCATGAGAATCGTTCTGTGGAGTATGCAGTATAACAAAACACGGGCGTTTTTCATGTTGGATGAACCCCTTCGATTTTGTGGTAATTTAATTAGTAATGCCTGTGAAATGATTAAACAAATTTCAGATGGTCTTGGAATGCAAATTTTAATTATAACACATTCAGACGAATTGATTGATATTGCAGATAAATCATGGCATATAAAATATGTTGATGGCAAATCAGAAATTTCTCTCGACCGTCGCTGACTCCTTTGGGGGTGCGTGACACATCCCGGCAAACCAAGTCCTTCTCATATCAGCGATTGCTCTTCTTTCAAACGAAAGAAGGACAGTGTCACAAACAACAAAAACAAATTAAATCTAGGAGCAAACAATGGACTCAAAACAGGCAAGAACAGAAGTTATCAGAGTGCTTAGTTCAAGATTTGGAATTTCCAATTATGTAATGAAGGAAATCATTGCAAACACATTGAACACTATTGTTCAAGTTACAATGGATTTTGGACGTGTCCAATTTGGATCACACATCTTTACTAAAAAAATTTTTGATTCCAGAAAGGCAAGGAATCCTAAAACTGGTGAAGAATTGATCGTTCCATCTAAAACAAAAGTTGTATATAAAAATAAATCCTGTATCGTTGTGGGAGAATAAAGTGTTTTACTACTATCTCATATCCATGGAAAAATCGAAAAAGAAGGGCAAGATCATTGCAAAGTATGGTTGTGAAAAATCAGCTTTGTCCCACAAGAAAAGATTGGAATCTGATTTAAAGTGGAAAAATCTTGAGGTGCATATGTCGACAAAAAATTTGGTTAAAAATCAAATATTGGACGTTTCATCACTAAACTAAATACTTTGTGGATACGGAGTATTTAGAATACTCCGTATCCATCTACATCAAAAGGAGTTTGAACAACACGTGTTGAATACTTTTGTTGTTCAATCAATAACTTATGGGAAAAGACTTGTGCATTTGATATAATTCTTTGTTAAAGTTGAAAAGATTTATTCCCTTGAAGATGAAACACGAGTGACGATCAAAGCTCTTAAATAAAGAGACATAAAACAATCAAGCGGAAAGGTACTAAAATGAAATTAATGGAAGCCATGCTTTGTTTGGATTGTGAAGAGATTTACAGTAGAAGTAAATTTGGGTACTGCCCAAAATGTGGTGCTCAATCTTCAATTCCAATAAACAAATATCTACCAAGTTTGAAGGATAAATATGATAAAAATTCTCCTAATCTCCCTTATTGGATGGTTAATATTGATCATAGGGTTATCAAGTGCTTCCAAGGCAGGTGATTTCTCAAAGATAATCAAGAAACACACAACAAAGGTTCATCTTGTGAATAAAATAATTCATAAAGAATCGAGAGGAAAATACAAAGCCAAAAACAAACACTGTATTGGACTGATGCAGATTAATACCAAAGTTTGGTTATCTAAAAAAAGTGACAGATTTAATTTAGTCAAACTTGGCATTATTCGTAGAAAATCTGATCTTTATATCCCTGAATATAATATAAAAGCAGGGATATACATTCTAAAGCACTACAAATATAATTATAAACGATATAGGGGAATAATGCCTTGAAAGGAAAGAAATGTATTTGCTGTCAAAAGAGGAATGTTGCCGAATATGTAGCCAGACATGGAATCTATCTTGAACACCTATGTCTCAAACACTATTTCAAATATTCTGATGTCGAAATTCACAATCCTCAGTAAAGGGACGGGATGAAAATTCATGAGCAAAACTTTAATAAGGAACCTTTGTTATGTAAGCATTGCTCGTTATATTGGAGAGATATTTGAACACAACAACAAATTAGTTTTGAAGGAACTTGCGCATAATTTAATCGAAAAGAGTGATCAAGCTTTGATGGCTTTAATCAAAACCTCTAAATCAAAACTAAAACAAAAACAATTAGCAACGATCAAACAAAAATTAGATAGTTTTACACTGAAAATTTCAGAAAATGAATTTCATATTGTGGAGTTAATTGGTTTGTCTTTGGCTCTTTTGGATGATGTATCCAAAGAAATGGAGAAAAAAAATGCTCTTTGTATTCAAAGCATAAATGAAGTTATTACTTGTCTGTTTGCATTGAACAAATATTTTGATAGGAAGTTTGAACAGACAGAATGTTATGACAAAGCCATTCTATTAACTCAGATAATGGAGGACATATGGGATGAGTAGTGACATGCTCACTAATTTGATGAATCAAGGCAAAGAAATACATGAATATAAAACCTATAAAGAACGGGACAGAGAAAATTGGGGAAAGCGAGCGCAAAACTGTCCAGCTATTACAGGAATTATTTCACACCAAATTTGTGGGATATCAGGTCAACCTTGTTGTTTTGAAAACTGCTTTACACTTTATTGGATACGAACCTAAAAGAAAGGAAAAATTAGATGACAATAGTACTGGATAAATCTCAGTTGCAAATTATTAGACGTGCAACAAACTTGAACAGAGAAAATATTTTAGTACATATTTTTGGTTCAACGATGAAAATAACCGCTTCATCAAAACAAAAAGACGTGTCTCTCTTTGCAAAAACACATATTTCTGATTTTATAAACAAAGAATTCCAATTTAGTTTCTCCAATACCTTTAACAAAACAAAACGTATTGAATTTGATTTGGACACAATGACGGTCAAAATAGCACATAACACTGTTAAACTTACAGAAGTTCCTCTCCAATATTGGACATGCTTGGAAGAATCTTATGTAAAAACATGCGTTGCATTGTCTAAAATGAATTTCATAAGATTTATTGTAAGCACGTCCTTGTCCAAAACAAAAGACTCTCTTGTTTTATTTGATTTTGATAATCCAAATGAAATGTCTCTTGTAGAAAAAGAAAATATAAAAGAATGCACTTCTATTGTGTCCAAAAAAGTTCTGCTTTCTTTTTCGTCATTGGCCTATATCGTTGACCACATTGACGATCAAACCTTCCTTGTGGGAATGGCGTCACAAAAGGATCATATTGTATTCATGCCTTCAAACTATTTAGACCTTGAAACACAATATCTTTATTCAACTTCCTCAAACTTTTGAAAGAGAACAAATGAAACCATTTAATGAAATAAGAAAAGAAATCAATGGGCAAACTTTATTGTCAGAAGTTAATCTCCAAACTCTTTATGACACATGCAAGACTGTAGAGATCTTGGAGGGCGCAGCAGTTGAAGTCGGTGTCTATAAAGGCGGATCAATTAAGATGATTGCCCAATGCCTTCCTGATAGACCTGTGTATGGTTTTGATACGTTCGAAGGCATTTCTGTTATCACCAAAGAAGATGATGGAATTAAACACAAAATTGGAGACTTTGCACAAGATTTTGAGAAAGTAAAAGAGTTTCTACAAACTGAGAAAAACGTAACTTTGGTCAAGGGCAGTTTTTCCAAAACACAAACCAGTCTTGTCCAAGAAAAAAAGATTTGTTTGGTCCACATCGATACAGATGCGTATATTCCGGCATTTGAGGCAATGCAATCTTTTTGGACAAGACTTGTAGTTGGTGGAATAATGCTTGTGCATGATTTTAATTGGACAAATACGCCCGGAATTGCTCTTGCCGTTAATTACTTTCTTGAAAGATTTCGTTCAGATGTTACGAGTATCAGTCATTGTGAAATTATGAACCCTCCATTTATCTCTTATTACAGAATGGTGAAAAATGCTTAATCCAGAATTTATTGTGGCAAATGATATTCCGGATGCATGGTTTCAGGCTCTTTGGAGAATTGTCCAAAAAGGGAAGAAGTTCAAAATCGATGATGGAAGTTATGCAGGACAGAAAAGAATTGAATTGGATTATGTTACATTACAAATAAAATATCCCGGGACCTTCCCGAGACTTCCAAAGATAAATCCAAATTTTGGAATTCCGGAACCGGCATCTGAGGAATATCTCGAATCCTATATCAATTATTTATTAACTGATATAGTAAAAGAAGGTGAACAATACACGTATGGGCAGTATCTTGTTCCACAAATTAATGAGATTATTTGGAAGTACAAAAACCATGGACATAGAACTAATCAATGTCTTGCTACAATTGGAGATGCTGAATCGATCTATCTTTCTGATCCTCCTTGTTTAAGATTATTGGATACAAGGATACAAGAAAACAAACTACATTTTTTTGTTTATTTTCGATCATGGGATTGTTGGGGGGGACTTCCGGTTAATCTTGCAGGGTTGGAATATGTAAAGGAATATATGGCTTTAGAAATTGGTATAGATACAGGGGAAACCATTGCTTGCAGCAAAGGACTCCATATCTATGACCACATTGAAATAATCGTAAAAACCTACATGGGAGGAACAGATGGGACCAAAGCAAACTGAGGGGAAGCTTGATTGGAGTGTTTTCCCTCTTACTGAAGCACAAGAGGTCTGCAAAGCTTTTATAGCAGGGAAAAAGAAATATGGGAAGGCCTTTTCCTACAGGGAAGGGATCAACCCAAATGATCTTTTTGCTGCAATCATGCGTCATTTGGAAAAAATGCAAAGATTTGGATATGATTCAATTGATGAAGATGAAAATGAAGCACAGTGTTTTCATATTGCTTGTGTTGCTGCGAATGCATTAATGATGCTTTCACAATTTACTAAAACACCCCCGATTGATGAACGTTTCTGAAACATTCCACCTCAAATGTTTGTCAAGCAAAAACATTTCTTCGTTTTTGCTTGATAGATCTTTTTGTATGAATGAACCTTTTATCAATGAAAAGATCAAAATAGGTCAACCAAAGGATATCAAAATAAATTTACAAATAAAAAAGAAATATTTAGACAATAATACAAGGACATATTTCAATTAAATGGTGAAGATACTGAAGTAGAGTTTGATACAGATGGAGAAAAATACTTAAATTACTGGAATTTGCATTGACAATATTGATAGATTATATGAATTACCATGTGAAGATTTGGAGAATTTTGAAAAATTGATTTATGAATTGATGAAAACAAACGAATCAAAAAACTATTGAAAAAGATGTAAGGAAATGGAGTCAATATTATGCCAAATAAAATATATTTACCTAATCCAACCGAAGACAATGGAATCGTCATAGTTTGGAAGAAAAAGGAACATATACTTAGTTTTAGTGGATGGTTTGATTCTTTTGTTGAAATTGAAGGGGGAGCAATATCCTTGGAAGAATTTTTCAAAGAGATTGGTATTACTAAAAAGGATTGTGACAAAGCATTCGAAAAGTAAACCAGTTTCTAACTGCCATTTAATGACAGTTGGATTTTCAATTTCAAGGAGGACAAATGGAAACAAATTCCGATCCAAAAATAAGATTTGGGGAATGCTATTCAGAAAATCTAGTTGAACCTTCAGTAGTAAAAGTGCTTCAAAAAGACCAACAGGTATATTATTCAACTAAGGGAAATTTAACAAATGGCCATTGGTTGTTAAATCCTGAATTTATTCCAAATAATCTTAAAAAACGACTCGAAAAACACAAACTAATAAAATATGATAGTTGTCCACAAGAGACAAATTTGTGGTCAACTCAAACCAGCAATCTTAAATATTTATTTACTATTTTACCTCCAATGTCTGGTAAAGCTCCTTGTGCAATTTTTCGAAACTCCACTGGTAAGATAGTGACCTTTAATGCTGAATATGTGTCTTATTTTTCACATTGGATTAAAAATTTCCGTTTGCAAGCAGATATTAAAGAACCACAAATGCTTCCAACTGTAATTTATTCTGGGGATCAAAAGATAGGACTTCTAATGCCTTATTTAATGGGCAACCTTTTTGATGGATTGTGTATATAGCTGAAATCAAACGAATTATATTTGAATTGTTTACGGTATGTCACAATGATGTTGGATTTGCAATTCTAGTGACGTTAAACGAGTAGTTTTGAAAAAAACAAACCAAAAATTTATAAGTCTTGTTTGTAGTTTCTAACTATGTCCTCATATTCTTGAATATGTTCTTTCTCCTGGCGGTCCCTTCTACTCTTCCAATTCCAGTACCATTGGGCAACACGATGTATCGGAATCATCACCGTTGTTTCATCCCTTGGATTTCCTGCCGGGTCATGGTCATAGTCATTCTGCATCGATTTTCTCCGGTAGTGTTCCACCTCGAAGGACGGAATAAGTCTGAGTAAGTAAAGTTATGATCTTATTGTCCACAACAGACGGTGTAATCAAGGCAATGCCCTTCAATGCCGTAATTACAAGATACATGGTCAACCAGTTATTACTAACAAACTCAAGGATATATTTATCCACAGCTACTCCCTTTCCATATCAATAGTTGGATCGTGTAGAAAAACGTGTTTCCCCATTTTGGTAAGTTTTTTCATTCTCTTTTCCCACTGGGGTGCACCGCCTTCAATCAGGTCTGGGTTGTAATAGTGTGTAGGTTCTCCCAAATAGTCTTGGATATGCCCAAGATAAATATCGACAGCAATAATTCTACATCTTTTCCAGTCGTTTGTTTTCTCTTTCCTTGCATGGATAATCACATTTGTGTTTCTATCTGTCCAGCAGGTAAATTGCCGATCTGCAAGACACACCTCTCTCCAGTTCCTCCCCCACCATCCGGGATGATTCACTCTTGTTTGAATTGTAAGTCCTACACCGATCTTCCCTTCTGCACTCTCTCCTCGTGCTTCTCCAAAGATTGTTCCTGTCAAGATGTCCAGTTCACTCCACGTTTCGAATCCTTCGATTAGCTTCATTAATTTACCCCATTAAAGTTATAAACGGACGCCACCTTGCCCTCGATCCTAGCTAGTCGTTGACTAATCTCATTCAATTGATTTATAATATCATCACGGCTGGTCTCCCGTTTTGAGTCCATAGACATAATCAGTGTTTTGATTTCTTGAACTGTTTTCTCTTGTTGCATGATACAAACCCCTCGTATTTTTTCGCACTCTTTTTCACTCATATAACTTGATTTATATTCTTTCAGGGCAGCCAATGTATGTGAGTGCTCTTTGAGCGTAGTACACATCACATTCGTTGACTGCCAAAGCTTGCCTAGAGAGAATAGTGTTGTACTCACAAAAACAATCTGAGGCCAATACTTCAAGATAAAGTTTTCCATGAGTTATTCCAATCCAGGGATAGAAGTTGTTGGCAAGATAGTATTTGTAGTCGTAGTAGGGATGTCAATACTAGTTGTTGTGGTAGGAATCTCAACATTCCTTCCGGCCATGTGTCCACCAGAAGATGTTGTGTTTGTGACGTTGGGCCGGACAGACTTCATTGCGCTCGACCACTCATGGCTCACAGCCCAATTGCCAAGACCGAACATACCAAGAGATATAGCCATAGAGATTGGGGACGCCCATTCAGAGTCCTTAATCTGAGCAACCTGAATCTGTTGATCTGGCATTACAATAGATTGTTTCATAAGTCGTCCCTGAGCATCGAACTCCTGGACAATTCCTGGTTGCTGTCTGTAAGCATTGGCCTTGGCTATTGCTTCCGTATAATTCCTGTATGCATCTTGGCTCGCACATCCACCAAGGATCATCAATATCAGTAGGATAAATAAAAGTCGCTTCATGCTGATCCCCTTTCATACCGGATCCTTGCCAGTAGAATTGAACTTGAAGAAACTCAGCATGTTAATGAGTTTCGAGAACAACCCTTGAACACTCGTCCATAGCTCGTTATTCCCGATAATCGCTTCAATGGACTGAAGTACATATGTCTTTTTCTCAACTCCTGTCCCTTTGTCAGGTAGGGCTTTCTCAGCAAGCTGCATAAGTTCGATGATCGCCTGAATTAAACTCGGTAGTGCTGCTAAAATCTGCAAAAAAGTAGTCATGTTA